ATATAGTAGTTCTTATAAGCCTGAATAGGATCACCCAATACTTTGCAATTATCTGGCATACATTGTGGTAATGTTGTACGTTTACCCTGTTTAATATTTTTAGGTGGTCTTATTAGACTAAGTGATGCTCTACCAGAACCATGTCTTTTACCATACCTATGAGTGTATTCTGCCAAGGTGGCCATGTAAATTTTCCACAAGTACATATAATTAGAACTTGTTTCTCTAGCCCAAATATTAGATGGATGATTAACATGACTTGCTTTCATAAGCAAATCTTCACGTTCATCATGTAGTAACCACCTTTTTATATTACGATTGTTTTTAGTCTTGCCTAGATACATCTCACCATCTAATACCCTATGTGAAGTAGAAAGTAGTTGACAATATTCTGTTGCCATCTTCACAATATGTTTATCAACATGCCACTTAGCATTTTGAATTGGGTCTTCATGCAAATAAAATATATTCACTACTTTACCTTTTTTTCTGTTAATACTTTAACTTTATCATTTAACCATAGTATAACACATTCTTCTTGATCTGTCAAGGTTTTTTTTGCTTTTAAATTTTGTACCTGTTGTGAGAGTACCAATAAATCTGTCATCTCCGTACAACTTAATCTCACTTTTCCCACCTATAAAAGATATGATCGCCAATTTCAATAGTCTTTGTTTTAGTTGATGCCCAAGAAGGCAATACATAGTCTGCGTGGTAGTGTGTTGCACCATCTGTTATATCAATCATGTTTGATGATGTAGCTTGATCTAACATAAGATTGGAGAAAATTAAAATATCCATATATTTTGGTTGGTTTTTAATTTCATCTGGTTTACCATCACAAAACCAACTAAACTGACATTTGTGACGAATAGGTATTTGTTTTTGTGGGTCTTGCCAAGATGGCCGTGTCTGTCCCTGATACACTACTTCACATATAGTATTTGGATATCTATGATCTTTTACTCTGTTTAAAGTAACAAGCGATACTGCTAACCACCCACCTGTTCCTTGATTTTTAGCTTCAAAATATATATTTTTTGCAAGACAGGATATTTCTTCGTCAGGTAGATTATTTATCTCTTCTGCATAAGTTACTGCCTGAGCAGATAGACCAATAAAACTTGTAATCAATGCTACTGAGATAGTATTTTTAAACAAATATTTCATACTTTTCCTCTTTATATTGTTTCAATAAGATTTCTTGTAATTTATATGCTTCCTTTTCATATGGTAGATCAAAATAGTTTTGTCCATCGTGATTATCATTAATACCTAACTCATTTCTGATATACTGCTTAACGTGAACCATTTCGTGACAAATTGTTGTAATTAATTCCTCAACATCTAGTTTCTTATCAACTTCGATTTCAAAGGTTCTATTATCATCACCCATCATACAGTATCCTACTGCACTATCTTTAAGATTATTTAGTTGAAATTCTATTTCTAGTTTTTTAAGTCTTGGCATAAGTTTCTGAAGACAAAAGGCGGCAACATCAAAAACTAATTCACGTTGTTTTTTCTTACCACCGATTACTGAATACATCATTTATAAATCAACTTTATTATTACACATACAGATTAACATAAAAGGGGGGTCTTGTCAACCCCCCTTTTTACCCAATGATTTCAGCCATTTAAGACTGTCAAGTTATCATCATATGTATCATTGGGTTTAGTGATTCGGTTGACTTATGATGATGTGAGAGAGAGGCGTCAACCGAATCAAACTCATTATAAGTCTGTTAGTGAAAATACATGAATTAAATACCACCAAGTATATTCTTTTGAATTTTCAACTCCAAAAATCCACAGTATGTCTATAAAACCAAGGGCAAATATAATAATTAAAAGATATGTAAAATATTCACCAATTTCATCTATAATATATTTCATAATAACTCCTAAAGGTAAAGTGGGCCAGTCCACTGGATTTTAAAACCACCATCAAGAACATTTCCCCGAGCACTATTCCGAACAGGAGAATTGAATCCAGCACATTTTAGGATATCTCCCTTTTTAAATTTTTTGTCATTGTCTGTATTGACAACAAAACCCCAAGCAGAACCACCATTTTTTGTCAGTATTTTTATATACTTCTGTCCTTGTTTGATAACCCAACCTTCAACAAATTCTTTGTGCATTTCTTCATTGTCTAAGAATTTTGTGTAGTCGTGGTTAGCTGCTGAAAGCATATTCTGAATACCATCATCAACATTATCAAATTTTTTGTTTATTGCAATTGTCATATTTTTCTCTCTCTACTGACTATACATATAATATACCATGATTCGTTTGTAATGTCAACGCCTAAAATAGTATTATATATTCATTTCTAATTGATGACCCATGCCAGACCATATGTTTCGAATTTCTTCAGCTTGTTTAGGTGTTACAAAACCATGATCATCTAATCCAGACCAAACAAAACCTTGATCCATTTTGTAAATTTCGTAAGCGGTATATACTTTAAAAGTTTCCATACGTCCATTATCATTATCAATCATCTCAATCAACTCATCAAAAGTTTTACCATAAAACTCAGCCCGTTTATTAAGAATGGTCATTGCACCTTTAATTTTCATTATATAAGTTCCTCAGTAAAGGGGTTGATATAGAAACCATTTGAATTTCCATAAGGTTGATCTAAATAATCGTTTTGAATATCATCTAACATAACATGATGTACAGAACCATTATCCCATAAGATATCCACATCAGTTCCTTGATTTGTATTTTGAATACAAGAAACGAAACCGTGACTTTCCGAAACCATTGATCCCCAAACTCCAATGACTTGTGTTCCTCTTTGAATGTCCATTACACTAACTCCAATGCTTTTTTGAAAAGAAAAGACGCACCATCGTCAGAGTCAAAACCCTCTTCAGTTGCAAAGTCCATTGACGAACCACCGAATATTGTTTCTGCCATTCCTTTAGTGTTTAGAACATACGCAATAGACTCAGGAGTATTACCCCAACCAACTAATCCCATATGACTAAACATTTGTATTCCACCATCATGGGCACCTATGAAATCTACTTGATTTTGCATTTTTAAAACTCTCTCTTTGTTTCTCTATCTTATACTTTACATTACCATTTAAATACTAAAGAGTCAAGTCTTTTCTGCATAAAAAAACCCTTGTAAAACAAGGGTTTGATTATTATTTTTCTTTTTTTATGTCTTGTAATAGACGTTTTAGTGCTTTGTCGGGCCACTTTGGTGGAGTGATTCGTTCTACTCTGGGTATCAATGGTTTCTCTTTTTTAAGATAAACTTGTGATGACCATCGAATAGGGTTTATGATCACCTATCAGCTCCAGACGCTAAGCCTGGGGATTGTGGATATTTGTCCTCTGGTGGAATTGAAAACTCTTCATCCCATCCAAAAGCTTCTCTTACTACGTTAGATGTTAAACCTTTGTAGAGATTGTGTAGACTTTTATCTTTAGCAGCAACAACGATTTTCGCTTCATTTGCATGAAGACCTTCCAACAATTGAAAAAACATTGATTCTTTTCTATGTTGTTTAGTTGTCCTGTCTGCACCTTCAATATAATGCCAAAGTTTTTTAGCTTCAGATGCAAGAACAGTATGATTTGTTCCTTCTGGGGCATCATTGGGTGTGTATGGAACTGGACCAGCTGGAATTACCCAATGTATGCTTGGATCAAATCCAGCCTTGAGTACCATGCGTAATGCATCAGTATTATTATCTCTAAGGATTTTTACCTTTTGATCTTTAGTTTTTGCTTTGTGTACTTTGTCAAGTACCTCAGAAAATAACGGTGTATATGTTTGTTCTGGCATTTTAAAATTCTCCAATTGTTTCAGTAAGATTTTTCAATCTTGATTGTATAAAATAATTTAATAGTTTGCTTCTGTCACCGAATGGAGCTCCATGAAATTCTGTTAAGATTTCACCTTCAAGTTCATTTGGTATTTTACTCAAGTCAATGAGTTTCTCATTTCTTTGGTAATTTCTTTTGACTTCATCTTGTAAATCATTAATGTTTATATCCAACCAAGTCTCAATCTTTTTCTTTCCTAAAGGTCTTTGTCGTAATCCATCCGTAAATGTATTGTCAGGTGAAAGAACATTAGGTACTCCATCACTAGTGTCGCCTTTAAGTATATGTTCTTTTATATAGGTTTCTGGAACATGACCATCTACATATTTTTTAAGAATAGGACTATATTGTTTTACATTCACATATTTTTGTAATTGGATAAAATCCTTGTCACCAGATACAATCATAACTTTTTCGTTTTTACTACGATCTTTTTCTGTTTGAGTAAACTTACACAATGTAGCTATGATGTCATCTGCTTCTGCACCATATACCTCAAGATACTTATATGGTAAGTTGTCTTTAAACTCTGACTTAATTCTATTCAGAATTTCAAATATAGCATTCCAATCTTTGTCATCATTTTCTCTACCCTTCTTACGTCCAGCTTTATATTGTGGAAAGAAGTCTCTTCTCCAATAATGTTTGGAGTCATAAGTTAGAATAACCTCACCATACTCTGCATTGAACATTGTCCTATACATACGAACCGAATTTAGTATCATATGTCTTACCATATTTTCATCAGGTTCTTTTGATTTTGTCATATTCAAATGCATCATTAGACTGGCTAATGTAATTTGGTTCATATCAATTATTATCACGCTGGTTCATCTCCTGAATCGTCTTTTTCATCATATGTTGTTTGAATTAATTTACCCAACATCTCATAGTCAAACTTTGCATAGGTTTGAAGTGGATTTTCAGTTTCTACTTTCATTACAGAATCTATAAGTTGATGCATCGGGTGTTGGTAATCTAATGTTCTATACATAATACATTTTATTATCTCATTTAAAAACCCAATCTCAGATAAAAAATTCTTATCCGTTATATCTGCGCCGTTTTCTGCAAGATTGTGTATTGTAGGAATCATAATACTTTCTGCAACATCATCAATAAAAATCA